ATATTATTTACCTCTAAAATTTATGGGTTAAAAAAAGAGGAGGAGTCCGAAGACTCCCCCAAGTTTAGGTATTAGTCAATACCGTAGAACGCACCTACTAGAGCTTCGCCTCTAAGTACTTTCGCACCATAGACGTGAAGACCTCTAACAATATCACCAAACGATGTTGGGTCTCTCAACACTTCTGTTGAAAGAATTGTATTAGCAGTTGCAGTAGAACTAATATGTCCTGCCAAACATTTACCAGCAGCATTAGATGTTGCAGCAATGTTGTTTGACTTGTACATATCAAATCCACGTAGCTTTCCACTAGCCACTAAACCATTTCTAAGAGAACCCTGTCCACCATTATAGTCAACAGATAGTAATTTAGAAGAGGTTTGTCCTAGAACTTCGTAGAAGTCAGGACTTGCAACGAACCATCTACCTTCTTCAGGTACACTTTGTTCGTCTAATAGTCTTGACATTCTAGCCATAAGGTCTAGAGGGTCAGTTTCAGAACCACCACTACCAATGTCAGCAGCACCAGAGCCATCAAAGACTCCTGCAGCTAAATCAGTTGCACTGTCAGCACCTAACACGTGGTTTGGTGATGAAGCAGACAACCCTGCGAACATAACAGCAATAACTGCAGCGTCATATGAATCTTTCAATGCATATGCAGCAGAGCTAGAAGCTACTTCTTTAAAGTTGACATGTGACATATTAGTTTCAATATCATCTACGATGAATTTGAAAGCTTTAGCACTATCAACAACCAAAGAAATCTCTTGGTCTGTTAGTCTAGTTTCGGTAGTATCAGAATTTCTTGTGTAATCAGACACAGAAATTACTGGTTCTTTGATAATCTTTACTGAGTCTCCGAAAGAGGATATCTCACCGGCATAGTCGGTGTTTGTGATAGCTTCTACAACCGAGGCTTTTCTAAAGAAGTTTAAAACCTTTTTAGAGTAAACCGAAGGTAAAAAGAAACTATTAGTTTGTCCACTTACGGAGTTAGCAAAGTTAGCATTAGTATCAGTACTCGGTTCAAAATATTGAGCCATGATAATTCTCCTTTAAGTTATAGTTTAATTTGTGATTCTGCCTTCTTGCATTGCATCTGATATTTCCTTTTCGTATTTATCAAATTCTGCAACACTCATGGCAGCAATCTCCCTTTCTGACCAAACCTTTTCCTGTGTTGGTTCAACTGTTGTTGTTTTAGTTGAAACCATATCAGCAGCAGATTTAGTCGGTTTAGAAGATGACCTAGCCTTTTGAGGAACATCCATACCAATATCACGTTTAAATAAATCTAAAGCACGAGAAGCTAAATCGGCATCGTCAGAGTTTGAGTATATCCAATCTTGAATAGACTTTGGCTGCTCTTTTGCCCACCCGTGAAAATCATCGCTGTTTCTAATATCTTCAAAATCAGGATGTTTTTCCACTAACCTTTTTTCTGCATCGGCTTGTATTAACCCTTGTTCACGTTCTTGGAGTTTACTAAGGCGTTCTTCTAGAACTTTTGCTTTAGACTCCGATTGCATATGAGCAACAGTTTCTACAACTTCATACACATCAGGATATTGTTTTTTAAACTGTTCAAGTTCATCTTCAGACTTAGGAGCTATGTATTCAGGTCTATTTTTAGTAGCTTCTTCTACAAGCTCTTGTTCTCTAGATTTAAACTCATTCAGTTTACTATCATAATGTTTTTTTAAATCATCATAGCGTTTTTTATAATTAGGTCTTTTATAAGGTGTATCCTTTTTAGATTCTAATTCTTCAGTTTTAACACTTCCTTCCGCTTCCACTTCAGTTATGTCATCACTATTGAAAAGCTTATTTTGTGGCTCTTCAAAAAACATACTATTTGCTGATAAAAAAGGTTTATCTTCATAGTGCCAATCTTTTTTTGGTTATAAGGATTTGGCGTTTCCTCTTTTTGGACTTTATTAGTCATTTTCTATTCTCCTAATCAGGGCTTCATTAACAAGGTAGCTGCGGTGTGCACTTGCAGGGCTTGTCTTGTAAAGGTCGCCTTTCGGTTTATTTTTGATAGAGTGCCTGATATCTCAGGGTAGCTCTATCGCTATTTTAGCTACGAACATATCTTGATTGTGTCGCTGGGTCCATCATGCGTTTTTTAATCTCATCCCCTACTAACTCATCCTCTTCAGGAACAAAGCCCCTGTCGAGTACAACTGTTTGGCGTTGAGTATTCGCATCAATTTCCTCTTCTCCACTATCAAGTAATCCACCCGTAGCTACTTGTTGTCTTTCATCTGCTTTAGCTTCAGCTTCGTTCATCATTGACATTAAAGTGTCAGCTCCGATTTCTTCTGTAGCTTTAGTAGTAAAGACAAATTCCCCATCCGATAACCTTGCAGGTATCGAATCGGATACTCCTGAACCCGGACCTTCAACAGGACCAGCTCCAGAGAATTCTTGAGCAACATCTAC